GTCATCACCCAGTTGTTGTAATTCTACACTATTTTTAATTTTTGCAACATATATTTTGGGTAAAATAAACAAAACTAAACAAATCATTGGGGGGCTATGGAAAATGCAATTTACAGTCAAAAAAGTAGATATAAGAAACCCCTCAATACAGAGTCTGTTGCTCTATCTTCAGAAGCAGATATTGCCAGCGGATCACCCATACGAACCAACTCGGGGTCATTGGTGGATCGCCTATGCAGAGAATGGGAAGCCCGTCGCTTTTGCGGGTCTGGTGCGCTCGACGAAATGGACAGATACAGGTTACTTATGTAGAGCTGGTGTACTTGATGGCTTTACTGGGCATGCTCTACAGTTGCGCTTAATTAAAGCTAGACTAGCCCAAGCTAAACGCCTTGGATGGAACTGGTGTATCACGGATACAACAAACAACCCCGCTTCAGCTAACTCCCTTATCAATGCGGGTTTTAAGATATATACTCCTGCTAATAAGTGGTCCTTCCGTAACGCAATCTACTGGAAATATAAAGTTAACCAAGATGCCATACAAAGACAAGAACGTAAGAGTCGCCAAACACAAAGAGTGGAGCCGTGAGTATTATTTAAAGAATAAAGAAAAAGTTATTGCTAGAACATTAGCTAGTAAAAAACAAGGTAAAGAAGAATGGGTAAAGTTTAAAAGCACTCTAAAATGTACTGTTTGCGGTTTTGACCACCCAGCTGCATTAGACTTTCACCATGTGGACCCAACTAAAAAAGAAAATATTGTTAGCGCTCTGATAAGTAATGGTTGTTATAAAGCCGCTATGCGGGAAGTAGAAAAGTGTATCGTATTATGTGCAAATCACCATAGAGTTTTACACGCGGAGGAAAGAAAAAACCCAGCCTTGTGAGCTGGGTTTTTATTAGGAACATTCCGGTTAGAATGAACCGCTTGAGCCCCAGACGCCGAGTGGGTCTGACCAGCCGAAGCTGTAACGCTCACGAGACTTGTAACGAACGTTACCAGTATCGAAGTCGCCGTCCATGCTGTTTTGCAGCGGAGTACGCTCGAACATTTTTAAACCGTTAGGAACGTCGGTTAACAAGAACCATGCGTTTGTGTCGGTCAAAAAGTGGTTAACAGCGTAGCCTTCTGGGATTGTGCCGTTGTTCTTCAGTGCATTGATATCGTTATTGGTTGTACCAACACGGAGGTTAGTTTCCAACAAACGAGTAGCAACGAACATCAAAGCAGGTGGGATCACCAGTTTGCGTGGCTTAGCAGCAATCAAGAGACCGCGCTCGTCAGTCCAGGCAGCGATTTGAATTGTTGCGGCTTCCAAAGAAGTCTCGTTCAAATCAACAGGGGTAGCAGCAGTGTTGCTGTTTGTGCCACCGTTTACCAATGGATGTGCTGTAGAGAATAAACTTACGCCGTCGCCACCAAGGTAGCTAGAGCTAAAGCCGTTATTCAATGTAGAAGCACCTTTAACTTGCTTGGTGTATGACATAGCACGAGCCAATGCTTTGGTGTAACGAGCAGACAAAGAGTCATACAAGTTATCTTCAATCGCTTCTTCAGTGATTGAGAAACCCAAAGCAATAGTTTCGTGTGAGTAGCGAGCTGTAAAAGCTTCTTGTGCATTATCGTAAGAAATTGCACCACCTTCGTTCTTGACTGGAGCAGCCGAGAAACCAGACAGTTTTGTCTCTTCTTCAAATGAACGCTCAGAGGCTTCGATATCATAAATCTCTTTATGCTCTTCGCCATAGCGCTTGTACTCTAAACCGAACAACGCGTTTAGTCCTGGGAGTAACTCTTTTAAGAGCTGTGAACGTGAAATAGCCATTTATAGCTCCTTATTAAGCAGTTGTACCAGCGGACTGATAGTACTGATGTACGCCAAAGTTTAATTTGACAATAACATCGGTATATGCGTCACCGGGGTTAGAAGGGAAGTTGCCGCCGAATGTAGAGCTGGAGTTAACCAAGTCAACAATCTTAACAGCCAACGCGCTTGTGTTCGCAATAGTAGCTGACAATGCAACAACTGAGTTACCAGAAGTGCTATTACCAGTTGTAGAGCCTGTACCAGCAGAGAAGTTTGCCAAAGCAACTGTCTTACCGATTGAGCCGTAGCCAACAGAACCCAAAGACTGTACTTGGTACAGTTGATCTGGATCTTCAACAACGCGGATGAAAATATTGGTGTAACCGGCTGTTACAGCGTTAGCAGGTAAATACTCTGCATACAAAGGGTAGCCGAGTTGCTGACCAGATAACTGGTAGCGAACGCCAACGCAAACACCAGCGATACCAGTAGAGCTGGTAGTAGGTGTAGATGTTACAACAGTTGGTTGCCCAGCTGTGGATGCGCCTAATTGAACTAAGTCACCAGTGTAGATAGGTGCAGAGTTGTTAGAAGTCAATAAATACTCACGGATTGTGCCGCCAGTAAAAGATTGACCACCAATTAGGCTAACAGGTTTTAGTCCATAAGGACTTGATACTGTAGACATAAAGGTCTCCTAAAAAATTAATTAACGTGTACCACTTCCAAAGCCGCCACCTTTACTTACTGTGCTTTTACGCTCACTATATAAAGGCATACGTGCATCGTTATTACGCATGAAATGGTTATCAACCGAATCCATCTGATTTTGTGCTTGCGACTCGTAGTACTCTTTTTGTGCTGCGAGTTGTTCAGTTAAGATTTTGCACAAGATCAAACCACCGATCTCTACATTTCCGTTTGGATCGCCCACAATCATAAGTTCTGGATGATCCACTGCTTTAACCGGTACCCAACCATCACGAAACTTTTGGGAAACGTTAGTTGGAACCGCTTGTCCTAGTACCTCTTTAGCTACCCATCTGAAACTGTAGCCAGGTTCTGGCGTAGGGTCAGGTAGAGTTGCCGCTGGGCGGTAGATTGGACGGGTTGAAGCTTTTTCGCGATTCTCGAGATCGCGCGTGTTACGAGTATTAGCCATTCCGGGCCTCCTGTTTTAAAAATTCCTTAGCATACAATTCACGTGGGATACCTAACTTGTCAGCGAGAGCCGCTTGGGTTGCTGTAAGTTTGATAGTTTTCTTTGCTCCCGTTGAACGGGTAGCAGAAGCCACGACTGTTGCCGGCTTTTTACTAGGTTCACCGGTTCTACGGCTAGCTGGTTCGTCATCCTGAAGCAAATCAGGGAACACAGACTTTAAGCGAGAATCAATTTTCTCGAAGTATTCTTCACTACGCGGATCGTAACCCGTGGCAACCAATTTTTGATGAAGGCCTAATGCAAAAGCCGTCATTTCCTCGTACCCCGGTGTTCCGAACCACTGGTTTTTTGCTTGCCAGCGCAAGGTTTTTTCGTCGGGCTTGGGTACTGATGGAGCCGTATGTTGTATTTGTACATCATTTTCTTCTTTTTGTAAAGCAGTTGGACGAAAATTTTTAGCTGCTTCAATTTTCATTTTTGCTTCAGTCAAAGCCTCTTGAGCTTCAAGCAACGCTTCGGAGTCATACTCTTCGGACGCTTTTTTGAACTTATCACGTGCATTATTTAATTCAGCTTCGGCTTTTTCGCGCATCATTTCTTGATAGGAAGTCTCGCCAGACTGAACGTATTGCTTCAGTTTTTTGTTTTCTTCCAAAGCTTGTTGCGCTAAACGAATAGCTTCTTCACGTTCGCGTTGTGCTGCTTCTTTTGCACGGCGCTCATCATGACGGGCATGGGTAAGCTCTTTAATACGGGATTGAACACCTTTAGTGTAGCCTTCGATCTCTTCGTCAGAAGGATCTTCAACAGTACGGCTTAAGGGCTGGGCCTTGCGGTCTTGTTCAGGGGTATCGTCTTCAACAACAATATCCGCCTCAATAACATCGCCTTCGGCAGTTACATCTAATTCGACATCCGGTTTTTTGTCAAAATCGTCTTGCTCATCCGGAAATTGATACGCCATACTTGCTCCTTATTTTAAGCGCGGGTAATTCCGCGGGGGTCTTCGACAACTGCTTCTACTTGGTCATCGTAGATTACTCGAAACTCTTTTCCATAAATCATGATCCTGGTTCCCGTATAAGGACGAGTAATTACAAAATCGCCCTCTTTACACCAAGCACCTGTTGGAAATTTAGCCTCATCTTTGTATGCCAGATCGCCAAGTTTTAAAACAAATAAAACTGGGGAAGTTAGTTCCTCAATTTTTTTTGTTTCGTCTGCTTTTAATAAACCGCCCTCATACTCATCTGAAGCTGTAACTAATGAACATAAAATTCTCCAGCCACTAGGTTCTGGCAACTGCTTAGCCATTTGAGCTTGTACTTCTTCAGGCGTTGGTTCTTCTACTACTATTACTTTTTCTGCGGATAGTTCATGCATCGTTCCATCCGATAAAACAAACCCTTGCGGGGGTAATGCGATGGTGTCACTCATCGTGGTCTTCTTTCATGTGGTCAGCGAGGTCAAATAAATGGCGCTCTGCATAGGCTAGGCCTCGAATCACCCCGCAGAGCTCTTTGTACTGCTCAAAACTTGTGCACTGTCCGTTTGCCAAATCGTCAGTGAAATTATTCATATCTGTGCGCAACTTATCACGCATTGCGGCTATGAAATCGGCCGTTAGTAGGTCCATCACTTTAGTTATTCTCCTTTAGGTTGTTTTATTTGGTGTTTCTTAAACGCAATTTCTGCACCCATCGCCATGCCATCTTGTTTAACACGCATACCTGCTTCTTTAGATTTAGCTAAGCCTTCAGTTATTTGGGCTTTTTTAACGGCTATTTCTGCTCCTGCTTTCATACCATCTTGCTTAATGCGTGCTTGCATTTCTTGCGCACGGAGGGCAAGTTCTTGTGCTTTAGCTTGTGTATCGGCCTGAACTTTCTGCGCTTTAGTGTCGGCTTCTTGTTTCTTAATTTGAATTTCTTGCATTTGCATCTGCAATACTGGATCTTGTGCGTTTTGTTGGGCTTGCTGCTGCGCAACAAGTGCTTTACTTTGGGCTAGTACTTGAGGAGCAGCTTGTGCCATGAGGCGGCTAACTTCTTTTTCCATTGCTTCTGGCATATTATCATCAGGGCTAGGTAGGGCAATACCAAGGCGTTCTTCAATCTTCTGGCGGTACGCATATCCAACGTGCTCAGCAATATGGGACTGAATTGCTTGCGCTATCATGTTTGCTTGTGGGTTTTGGCCAATAAGCTGTTGTATAAGCGGGTCAGTCATCATGCCTTGGTGTACAGCAATATGCGCTTCGTGATCTTGGTAGATAAACGCTTTAAGTGGTGTACTTTTTAGTACATTCATGTTTTCTGTTACTGGATCTTTTGGCTTCTGATCATCTTCAAGCGGTACTAACTTATCAGCGTTTTTAATGCCAAGTACGTCAAGCATTTGCCTGTGCAACTCCGGTAAGTTATAAATCTGTGGAGCTGACTGGGCTAACTGAATAACTGCCTGATACTGGACAACACGTTGAGACAGTGTGGCCGCGTTTGGATCTGATACTGGCAAGATGTCTACGTGCTTGTAGTCTTCTTTCTTAACCTGCATGTCACCATGCTCTGGCTCGTAGTTGTAGTCGTCATCTGTGTAGTCGCGAATAATACCAGCAATAAGTTTAAGTTCTTGACGTAAGGCATAGTGCACACGAGCCTGAACTGCTGACATAACCTTAAGTGTACGTTCCAAAATAGCCAAGGTAGTTCCAACAGGGGCGTTAGCTGACATGTCAGATATTTGCATATCAGAAGTAGCAGCAAAGCGGCGGCCTTCCTCAATTATCTTATCCATTAAACCAGCTAAAACTGCGGATGGTTCTTTGTATGGGAGCGGAAGAATGTTGTCGCGAATTGTTCCTGAACCAACGTCTACGTCACGGAATTCACCTGGAGCAATTGGGGTATCGTCACCTTTAATGCGAAGACCGCGTGACTTTAAACCACCCGGCAGATTCGATAGGGTCCCTGCATCGACAAGTTGTCGCAATATGGAAGTAGCGGACTTAGCAAACCCGCCAACAAGATGGAACAAACCGAAACCATAGGCACCGTAACCAGGAATATACTGATAGTGAACAAAGTGCTGTCTCTTAAGACGGAGAAGATCGTCTTCCTTCCAGTTTCTACGAATTGCAAGAATTTCATTGGTACCCCTAATCATTGTTACTACATACGGTAGCGCAATACCAGTCTCTTCACCGTTGTCGTCCTTGTCTTCAAAACCAGGCAAATCTAAATCAACGTGCGCTTCGTATAGTTCAAAACGGTCGTCATAACTAGCTGTAAAGCCTGTTTCTTTGTCTTTCTTTTCTTGGATTTCAGTACGGAATTTTTGTGGTTCGCCAAGTTCAACATCTGCATAGAAACCAGCGCGCTGTAGCTTAATTAAGTCCTGTTTAGTCTTGCGCATGCGGTGGGTAACACGATGGCATGATGCAATTTCACTAGCGCCGTATGGCAGAATTATGTCTTCTGCGGGGATAAAAATAGAAATCTGACGGCCAATGCTAGGGTCGTAATACACCTTCTTAAATGCAGAACCAGCTGAAGGCAAGTTCCACAACATACGCTCGTGCTCGTTACGGAACTCAGGCATTTTTTCTGTGAGCTGGTAGTTCATGTCCATCTCAACACGCTGTGCCGCTTCTATCTTTGCACGAGTCTCTTTACCGATGATCTGCGTACGAACCGGGCCCTTAGCAGGGAAAGTCTCCATAATTGTTTCTGACTGGAAACGTACAACAGCTTCTGTAATCATGGGGTGGAATACGCCGCATGCGCCATCCCACGGTTCAACCCTCTCTTCGAATTTAAGTCCGAGTAAAGTAATACCATCCTTATACATCTGTTCCCAGTCTTTACGGGAAGTTAAATCATTATCAATGTCAGAAGATAATTCAGATGCTAAAGACTCAAGAGCGCTCGCGTCAATTTCGTCAACCAAGTTTTGGTTAAACTCTTCGCTGCCGTCAACTTCATCCATCTTTTCAATATCTAGCTCAAAGCCATCGCCAGCAATATGAACCGCTTCTGGGTCTTCAATTTCAATTTCAATGTCTGGCTCGTTTTGAGTCAACTGGTCCAAGCCTTTTGGCGCTTGGTATAAACCTTTATCTATTGGCATTTTATTTCCCTGTGTATATCTCTTGCATCAGTTTTATTAATTTTGCTGATGCAGTGCGTTTCTAATCTTTCGCGAGTCAAGCGAAATTCATTTTTTTCCAACCATTCATTAATACCTTCCGTGGTATATTCCACGGGTTCTAAACCACGTTGTTGCTCGATTTTAACCTGACGCCAGATAGCGCGGGACATTTTTTTGACTTTCCACCATCTTCTTATGAATTTAAACATTAGTAGTATGCCGCCTTTCGTCTGTATTTGTACTGCAAATCATCTTTTTCGTCGGAGTCTAAACTAATAAACCCACCCTGGCGGTAGCGCATAAGTGCTTGGGTTGTCGTATCCACATAGTCATCATGCTCGCCAACTGGAAACGACGCTAACTCTTCTATTACGTCCCGGGCCCACCGCCTATCTGGAGCCCAGACTTTACCACTAGAAAACAAATCAGATACCGCATTTAATCGGACCATTTTGTCATTACCACGCGACGGGTTTGTTTCTTGTACAGGTATACCCATCATCCTAAGTTCTTGGATTAGCGGAGCTCCTGAAGCTTTTTTTTCCACAATGAACGCATCGGGGTTCCATTCTTTGTAGTGTTTCAGTGCTGTAGCTTTTAACTCTGGAAATGCCATGCGGTCTTTAAATGCATCAAGCAGTATGAGGTTTGGGCTATTCCCATCTTCTTCGTTATACCAAACACCCCAAGTTGTGCACGCGCTGTAGTCGGAAGTTGTCTTTGTTTCAAATGCTGTATCCCAAGACTGAATTATGTACTCTACTGTAGGTGGATCGTCTTTTTCCCACATCATCCAGTCTTTTCGGCCAATGACGGCGCTCATGTCGGATGTTGGATTTTGCATGTACTGCGCGTTCCAGTAACGCGGATCTAGTACTGCTTTTGTAGCTTTTAGGGTTTCAAGCGGCCATTGTTCTGGCCAAAGAGACTTTTCGTGTTCTGTATCTTCGTTAAGAATTGCTGGCAACTCCACTATTTCCCATGGGGTAGTGTGCGGGTTTTTAATGTTGTAGTCGATAATTCGGCCTGTTAAGTCTAACAAACTCCAGCGAGTCATGATTACAATAATCGCACCCCCCGGCATTAAACGTTGCAACGGACCAGTTTGGAACCAAGACCAAGCGCTATCAAACGCTAGTCTCGAGTTTGCTTTCATATCCTGTTCAGAATGAGGGTCGTCAATAACAAACAAATCAGCGCCTCGTCCTGCCAAGGCACCCCCGACACCAGCAGCATAATACTGGCCGCCAGCAGATGTACTCCACTTACCCGCTGCTTTCTGGTCGTCTGCGACAACTGTTCCTGGGAACACATCCTTGTATTCATCCGAATCAATTAAATTCCTCACTCTCCGTCCAAAGTCTTCCGAAAGCCCCGCGGTATGCGTGGCCATAATAATTTTCTTTTCGGGGTACTGACCTAAGAAGTATGCTGGAAACAGGTACGATGAAAACTCCGATTTGCCCATACGTGGTGCAATATTGATAATTACGCGCTTTTTTCGACCCTCAACAACATCTTGGAAAATTTTAGCTAGTTTGCGGTGCTGGGGCCCTATCTTGAACCCTGGATATACAGCTTTTGCAAACTCTAGTGGCTTGTTTTGTGCACTATGTAAGTGCAAACGGCTTTCTTTTTCAACAAGCAGCGCCAAGTATGCTTCTTTTTCTTCCCGAGTCATGTCTTTTAACGCTAACTGCGCAGCAAAAGCTTCTTCTGGGGTTAAAAAGTCTAGATTCATTCGTCGTCACGCTTGTATTCAGGCGCTGTAGTCTTTATTTCTACAATTTCGTCTAACTCAACTACGTCAACTACGTCAACTTTGCCCATGTACTTAGACAACTTGTCACGAATTTGTTTTTCCAACTCTTCGTCAGACAATTCGGTTTTTTTAATTTCAACTCTGTCGGTAAATAGCGCCACTTCTGTGACTTTACCTAGTAGTTCTAAGGCCTTTAGTCTTATCCTAGCGTCGGGGTGTTCTGTTTCTTTGACGATTTTGGCCACTGACATGCTGCGCAGCTCATTAGCTTGCTTTACAAACTCCCACTGGTACCCGCTGACCATAGCCACGGCGCTTACTATTTCTTCTGGGACTTGCAGGTTGAGGAGCTGGTTCTTTGCATCTGGGGCGCCGGTTGTTAAAGCGGCAAATGCGTTAGCTACTTGTTGTTCTTGCGCGTTAGAGAGTACTTGTGCTTCTTCTTCTTCTGAGGAGAACTGGTTTAACCATTCGGCTGTTTGTTTTTGGGCGCCAAGGGTTTGGGGGGCAGTCAAGTTTTCTATTGGAACAAAGTCATCCGCACCCGGAGTAATCTCTGGGGTGAAGTCAGCAAAGTCAGCTGAAACCAAATGCTCTAAAAGCAAACTAAATACCTCCTGGGTTGCGCTGGGGTGAGCGGATGTGCGTATTGTACTATGCTTTTTTATTTTTGGTGTATACTTCTTTTGCGTGTAGCTTTTCCTCCTTCGTTTGGGCTATGCGCAAAACTCCTTTGATGGTGATGGTTTGGCCCCCGGACTTAAAACATCCGGGGGTTTTTTTTTACTTAACGAACTGCTTGAGGCTAGAGATTACGGAATTAATCCAGAACTCGTTTACTTCCTTAATGCGCTCAGCTAGCTCTTCGTACTGCTTGGTTACTTTAACAAAATCAAACATGGTGTTTTCCTTTAGGTTGTTTCCCATACTGTACGTTTCTGGGATTTTGTAAATTATACGAAACATTATGGTGCAGTGCAACATTTGCCTGGAGATTTTTTTAGAATTTTTGTAATGTCACATGTTTGGTCAAATATTAGACACGTAACCCCTTGATTTTTATAGAAAATTTTATAACTTTACAATAATCAGGCAAAACTTTACAAAATTTGACATTTTTTAGCTGTGCGGTTAAGGAACAATGATCTAGTGTACTCGTGCCCATCACGCCAAAACTGCCTGATACCCCCCTAGTGGGGTTCGGATATAGCCCTGACGAGGGGACAGAATGACCCTAAAGCTATACTGTTTACATGGATAGAAACCTATCCAATCGTTGCCCAGCCGATTAGCTGGGCTTTTTATATAGGAGTATTACATCATGGCAACAACAAACAAAGCAACTGTTTATATCAACGCAAACAAGAATGACCCAATCACCTATGACGAGTTTGCTCAGGGTATCGGGCATAACGATAGGCTTACTGCTGAGGAGTCAATCATATGGCACAAGCAATACATCAAGGAAAGCCCTAGTGCCAAGGCTGAGTGGGCTAAAGAGTGGCGAGTGAATTACTTTGTGGGCAATCTCAAGGTGAGTGAGAAAGAAGCGGATAGGATTCTATCCCTGACCAAAACACAGAGAACCAAAGCACAGCAAGGTGCTTACATGAGAGCCAACTCCCAATTCATTTACCACATTGTTAGACCTGAGCCAAGCACTACTGTGAAGCAAAAGAAAGTCACGCTTGCTATGGTTCGTGAGATGTTTGGTCAGTTAAGCAAGAAAGACCAAGCCGAGTTTCTACGCAACCCTAAGTAAGCGTGGCTTCTACGCAGTTTAATTTAATGTAAAACGAAAGGAAACATCATGCATTTAACCCGTAGCCAACAAGCCCTACTCAGGCAACAAATCAAAGGACAACGGGATAGGATTCTATCCGACACCAAGGCAAAGCCTGACTTGCACAAGCCCATAACAATGGGCGAAGTCTTAATGACCTTCAACCGCAACACCTACAAACAGGGGAAATACGAATGAGTAACATGAAACGAGTAGTAGAAGAAGTGGTAGCCCTATACCAACAAGGCTACTCAACCCTAGCGATAGCAAGGCAACTCAAGCTATCAACCCAAGCAGTTCAATACGCAGTAAACCACTACATCTAAGGAGTAATACAAATGAAATCAATCGCACTCAAACCCAATCCTGTATTCAAACAACTCATGGCGGAAGGTACGCTAGGAAACCGCAGTAATGTATGGCTCATAGCCCGTAAGAAAGGTGATGAGATAGGCGAAGTAATCAAGCACCCCTACACCTCTCTCGCAAGAACCGATAGGAAACGCCGTAGCCTACTCAGGAGAGACGGAAAAGACTCAGGCTGGGTGAGCATTACCTCGAATGAGTTAGCCCGTTGTGGATTCGTTTGGCTCTAATTGAAGGGGGTTTGGGATAGGTTTCTATCCCGTTTAGCTAGGCAAGTGCCTATTATTTAGGCACTTGGTATTTGTCTAGTTTAAATCCGTAGTGGACACTACCTTGACGCCCGCAACCCTTTATACTATGTGCGTCTACCACATTCCCAGCACACCTATATATATAAATACTAAATTCTAAATATATATATATAAGGGTAAATAAGTGGACTCTTTCTTTTGTGTCTTACTTTCTTAGTCTCTAAATTGCTGGAATTACGTAGACATGTGTGTTAGCATAAATAAAAAGCGTAGTAGTAAAAGGCTCAAACACCTGACAACTACTGTGGACAACTATGTATTACAAGGTGGACATTAGTACACTTTTATGGCTAAACGGGATAGAAACCTATCCGAACCGAAGGAACTCGTATGAAAAAACTAACCAAGCAAGCACAACTAACTTGTGCAAAATGCGGGGAAGAAAAGCCCCGAGCTGAGTTTAAAAGACGCATGACTGCCGAAGAATACAGCAAAGCCCTAAACAGGCGAGTAGAAACAGGCACTACGATCATCAGCTCTTTATGCAAACAATGCCAACCCAAACGCAAGCCGAGGTCAAAACTCACCCTCAAAGAACTACGCAACAAGATAACAAATAAACGAATCAACCCCTACTTAGGGGGCCTGCTTATCGAAGAAAAGCGTAAGGCAATCAACGCGACCCGAAAAAGAAACATGAAAATCAGGTGGCAAAAAGAAAAGGGTAAGGAACGCCAAGCACTCAAAGCAAGCCTAGATAAAGAAGTAAGACGGGCAGGCAACGCATACCGAACCCTCAAACACAGGATAGAAACCTATCCGCTAGTCAAACCCACAAGACAGACCAAGTGGAGTAATGAAACAGAACGGCTCGCTCTCGAGCAAGCAAGGCTCGACCACTTGGCGGTTTTGCAAGAGCAGTATAGATTTACCACCCAAAAACGAAAGGAGAAGCTAGAAGAATACGACCAACGCAATACCAAGTAAACAACCACTAACAAACGAAAGGAAAACATATGAGCAACACAAGCTCAGGGATAAAGATACCCAAGATACCCAACAGGTACATAACAATGCATCCGTTAAATCCCCCCGAAGTAAGACTACCTGATGAAAGACCTGCTGTTCTCAACAGAACCACGATGGTTCGTTACATCTTACGCAACGGAGATAAAGGTTGTGCTAAAGCAGGGGCGCTATGGTGGGGGGACAACCAATCCTCTGCATCAACAGCAATCGTGGCTTACAAGGTCATCAAGTTAGAAGGGGCTTGGACTGATTGGGGTCATAAGTTTGATAGGGGTGAGCGGTTAGACATTAGCTTTGGCGGTATACCCGTTGGACTAGAACCGACAGCCCGAGTTCAGATATGGCTACGAGATTACCCCACCCCGCAAGGCGATATAAGAAAAGCTGAGCATTGGGATTGGAGTGTATCGGGTGCGAGCGGTGGCGACATCATGAAGTACAGGGTTCTCATTAGTTAAACAAAAGGAGGCAGTATGAATTACGACAGGTTTGAGTTGTATAGCCGTATCGCTTTGTTGTTTTGCAGTATTTTTATAGTATGCCAAGTAGTTCGTTATCTAGTAGGTCTGTTGTTTAAATGAATGGGATAGGTTTCTATCCCGTCAAACCATCACTTAAAACATAGGAGAATTAAATATGCCAACACCGACATATCCAGTATCACAAATCGTTGCAGTCGAGCTGAAGTATCACAACGCAACAACACCTTTGACCCGTGAGTACTTTCGTTACAAGATGGAGCACATGAGACGCCCCCAAGTTTGGACTGTTTCGGAATACCATTCAGTAGCAAAGGGTCAAATCAGAAACAACATGGACAACGGCAACCATAAGCAGTATCGGTTCTTTATCAACGGCTCGACTACTGAGCACTATCAACGGCTTATGTCTTGGAAACGCAACAACTACCAAATTGGTAAGGAACTAGCTGGGTGCTTCAAGACCCAAGACCATGATGGTTTGGTAGCCATCCTCAACGACAACTCCGAGATCAGAGACCGCAAGGGTTCGGGTAATTGGTGCGACATAATCAACGATACCGACAACTTCCCCGATGCACCTGATTACAACTACTGCTCTGACTGCGACTACATTGAGCCTGATGATGACGGCACTTGGATATACAGTGGCGATCGCTGGGTGTGCTCAGATTGTCGTGACAATAGTTATCGCTGGTCGGACTACCATGACTGCGTGGTGCATGAAGATGATGATGAGCCCGACCATGATGATGATGAACCTGAGGAGGATAGCGGTCCAATCGGTAGTTATCACAGCAGTAAGTCCAAGCTAGGTTTCATCCCAACTAAATACTCTACTCGCAAGACGCCTGTGTATATGGGCTTAGAGCTTGAGATGGAGATGTTTGACGGCTCTAGTAGTCGTAGAGAAAAAGCCGAGTTGTTGTTAGAAGGAGTGGGTCACTATACTGATGACTCAACAGGCAAGGTATACAACTATTGTCTACTCGAGCAAGACGGCTCACTTGATCACGGCTTCGAGATGGTCACAGGCTATACGGGTCTTGATGTCCATGCTAAACAACTATCCTTTTTCAAGAAACCATTTGAGGGTATGAAGTCGCACGATACTAAGACTTGCGGTCTTCATGTGCATATCTGCAAGAAGGGTATGAGTATGTTCCATGCCGCCAAGCTGATCTTGTTCATGCACGATAGTCGTAATCAAAGGCTGTTCAAAGCTATCGCCCGCCGTGACTCAAGCAGATACTCACAGGTCAAGAACAAGACGGCTGACTACTCATGGGTCAAACACGCTAAGTCTGATGGTATGCGTAGGCTCAATGACGATCGCTACGAGTCAGTCAACTTCCAACCCGAACGCACAGTCGAGTTCCGCTTGTTCAGGGGTACGCTACGCTACGAGACCATCATGGCTTGCTTGGAGTTTACTTATGCATCATGGTTCTTTACTCGTGACACAGGTCAGCAAGACTTAACTTCCGAGAACTTCATCAAGTTCATATCGCTACCTGAGAATCGCAAAGACACCATATATCTACGGTCATTCTTGCGGTCTAAGAACTTCATACTAGATAAACAAGCGGTAGTCAAAATCAACCCACGAGTCGAGCAATCCAAACAACTTCAAACAACCGAAGCCTAAACGGATAGAAACCTATCCCAAACAAACCTAAATCAAACAAAGAAAGGTATCAAATCATATGTGTTTATTAATCGTACAACCAGCAACAGCCCCTACACTCACGCAAGCATGGCTTGAGGATTTTTATACATCTAACTCTGATGGCGTTGGTATCATGCGTTCCGTTGACGGCGAACTTCTCATCGAGAAAATTCTACCCAAGACTGCCCAAGAGTTTGTTGAGTTCTATTACAACCACATTGATGGCTACGACTGTGCGTTCCACTTGCGTATGAAAACCCATGGCAATATCGACATGGAGAACTGCCATCCGTATGAGGTGTTCAACAAAGCCGAGCATGGTGTAGATGTATGGCTCATGCACAACGGCATTCTGTCCACAGGTAATGCGGCGGACACAACCAAGTCAGATACATGGCACTACATCCGTGACTACCTACGCCCTATGCTCGCCAACAACATTGACTTTATCTTTACCGATTCCTTTGCTGACATCATTGGTGGGCATATCGGTGGGTCTAACAAGTTTGTGTTGATGGATAGCACGGGTCGCACGCAGACTGTCAACCAAGATGCTGGTGTGTTTTGGGGCGGTCGTTGGTTATCAAATACTTACGCATGGTCTAGCCCACTCAATGCATCTAAGACTTTCAAAGACGACCACGACTTAGCCCTTGACGAGATCGAGTCTACACCATACAAGCCGACCTATACCAAATCAAGCTACAAGAAATGGTCTACGGGTTATATGACAGGCTACGAAACCTACGATGACGAAGACTATTGGGAGCGTTATGATTCTAAGAGCAACGCATGGAAAGCAACCCAACAATCACAGAAATACGACCGCCCTGTGTATGTGCCCCCTGTTGGTGGTTTAGGTGATGATGATAGCGACTTCATTGAAGGCGAGTATACAGTTCTTGGCGAGGATGGCGTTGCCCGCACCGAGGTATATGGTGTATCCGAACAAGAGGCTGACGATGTAATGGAGGACTTGCTTATGGAAATCGAAGGGCAGTTTGAGATTCAGCACATCAGTCGTGTGTCTGCGTATGAGTTCGTTGAGGAGTTCGGTATCGATAACTTCATGGAAGTGTCTTACATGGCGTTAGATGAAATGATTGACAGCGGTTGGTATGAGCGTGTTATTACCGACTTCGCTACCGCTCGTGAAGCGTTCCCTTGGCTTGAGCGTACCAAGCCTGTTAAAACAGCAATTAACTAAGGAGGTTTTGTATGGCTGTATTTTATGTAATCACAGCGGCAACTCGTTTTGAATTTAAGCGGGTTGTTGCCGACACCAAAGAACGAGCAGAAAAGATTTCATACGACTCGCCTGATGGCTGGCAGTTTGGTTATCAAAGCGACAACTATGAACACTACGCTACATTCACAAAGAAAGAAGCACTAGAAGAAGGGTGGGGTGATGAAACGCTATCATGAAGAACACATTGCGGTCGAAAGACCTCACCTAAACATAGGTAGTGCAACCCAACGCATATATAAATTCCCCAATAACTATGGGGCTAGTATTGTGTGGGGTGGTAGTTTGCAGACAGCCATTCGTGGTAATGCTGACTCCCCCTATGAGCTAGCTGTAATTAGATTTGTAGATGAGGAAGATTACTACTTAGACTACACGACGCCTTTGGGTAACGATGTATTCAGGCATCTAAACGAAGAGCAGATACGCGATCTGCTTAAACAAATCAAAAACTTAGAAGGAGAATACTAAGTATGACAAACACATCAAGGGTAGCCATAGCCCCATATAAACGGGGCAGTAGAAGTGCTAGGTTACTGCGTGATGCCTTGACGCAAGAGCTGGGTCGTAATGTTTTATTCATTGCACCTGAGCGGGTCGGTCTTTGTAAGGCTAGCCGTATCGTAATTAATTGGGGTAGTAGTGGAGTTGATGGCGATGGTGCGTGTCGTATATTAAATCGTCCTGACGCAGTATTTATGGCGGCTAACAAGCATCACTCCCTATACGAATTTAGCACGCACAACATACCCCACCCTGAGTTTACAACTGACAAGCAACAAACAAAAGACTGGATAGACCAAGGGCACAAAGTAGTATGTCGCACCTTACTTACCGCTCACTCGGGTCAGGGCATTGTTGTAGCCAAGCAACACGATGAGTTGGTAGATGCCCCGTTGTATACAAAATACATACGCAAACAAAAGGAGTTCAGAGTTCATGTATTTAATAGTAAAATTATTGACATACAAGAAAAGCGTAGGAGTTCTGCTGTTGATGATCACCACCCTTATATTAGAAACCATAGCAACGGGTATGTCTTTTGTCGGGGTGATATCGAAGAACCTCATGCTCTTAGGGGCGTGGCTATATCTGCCGTTAATGCATTAGGTCTAGACTTCGGTGCAGTAGATGTTATATGGAACGCTGAGCTAGATAGTTGTTATGTGTTAGAAGTAAATACAGCGTGCGGTCTAGAGGGTTCGACTGTTAACAAATATGTTAATGCAATTAAGGAGGTTGTATGAATGCGTTAGAAAAAAAGTTGTTTAATTGTTTGTTTGAGTTACTAACCCAAGTCAGAGAGGATTGCCCGCAAGAGTATCGGAATAAACATTTAGAAACGGATATGTGGGACGCTAACGATTTAATTATTAAC